ACGGAAGTGCGTCCATCCGATCGACGTTGTTGCTGAGAAGTACGGCCTGGACGTCGAGCAGCTTAAGGGAAACCTAGAAGGCAAGGCGGACTACCGATCGGGCGATGCCTTTGCCTCTCCGCGAGCAGCTGACGATCACCGTTCTTCTGCCCGACGCATCGGCAAGACCAACGACCTGATGACGTATTGGAAAATCTGGAGCAAGACAGGCTTCGGCGATCGTCTCAAGGACGCGCCGAAAGAGCAGCGCGGGTTCTTCGACGCCATCGGCCCGAACGCCTACATCGTGGTCGCCGAAGGCGTGAACTTCCCGCTCAACGTTCCGCCGGCCATTCTGCAGGAGCAGGTCGACGAGCAGACCGGGCTGCCGCAGTCGATGTTTCGGGCAGTGCAATGGCCGATCCCGTTCTGGGCCGAGAGCAACGGCTGGCCGTTCACGATGCTGAGCTTCCACCGGAAGCCAGGCTACGTCTGGCCGATTTCGCACATCAAGCCCGGCATCCCCGAGCTGCGGTTCCTGTGCTGGGCGTTCTCCTTCCTTGCCCAGCGCGTCGCCGTGAGCTGCGAAACCCTGATCGGCGTATCGAAGGCAGCAGACCAGGACATCAAGGACCAGATCCTGTCGCAGTCGCAGGGCGGCTTCAAGATTATTGAACTCTCCGAGATTCTCGGTCGCAGTGTGTCGGACGTGATCTCGGTGTTCCAGATGCCTAACGCAACGCAGGAAATCTGGTCGGTCATCAACGCCGTTACGGAAATGCTCGAGAAGCGTCTCGGCCTAACGGAGCTGGTTTACGGCCTGAGCAACAAGCAGATCAGGTCGGCCACTGAAGCATCGGTCCGGTCGGAGCAGATCAGCATCCGGCCAGACGACATGGCCGAGTGCGTCGAAAACGCCATGTCGCAGATCGCCCGCAAGGAAGCTCTTGCGGCCAGGTGGCTGCTGACCCCCGAAGACGTTTCGCCTGTGGTTGGACCAATCGGTGCGGCTGCGTGGGCCCAGCACGTGTCCTCGATGGAGCCGATCCAGGTGGCGCGTGAGTACGACTACAGAATTGAGTCGGGTTCTGCGCGGAAGCCAAACAAGTCAACACGCCAAGAGCAGATGCAGGCCGCTTTGCAGAATCTCGGTCCGGTTCTCAGCAACCTGATTGGTGCCGGAGTCGTGGAGCCGTTCAACGCCCTGATCAAGGACTGGGCGGATTCTCTCGACCTCGACGCCGCCCCGTACCTCATTCCTCCCCCTCCCCCACCGCCCGAGCCTCAGGCCATGCCGCCTGCGCCCGAAGAGCAGGCACCTCCTCAGGACGGACCTCCGCCTGATCAGGCGCCGCCGCAGGAGCCGCCGCCCATCCCGCAGGAGCTGTCCCCGTGAAGTCTCGGCCACCGCTTCCCCATGACGTGGCGTGCGCCAGCACGGAAGTGCAGCAGCACTACCTGCGCATGATCTCAGACGGCCAAAACGAGAGATGGGCCGAGATGTGCGCCCTGCAGGCCCCTCCTGGCACTAGGGGGACCGACCGGGCACTAATGCAGGGGAGGTACGGCGGTGAGTGGATGGGCCAAATGCCCAGCCATATGGCTGCCAGGATCCTCAGGGAAGCCCGCAAGGCCGGGATCAACGTCTCCGGGAAGTTCTACATGGGGGGGCTGGCAGACAAGCGCGGGCACCTAGATCCGGCCGCGTGGATCGACAGCGTGGCGGACATAAAGAAAGTAGCGCAGCAGCGCGACCTGCACGTATCCGGGATCGTGGACCACACCCCACCAGAGAAGCCCCCAAAGAAGAGCGTCGACATAGCCCCCGACATCCTCAAAGAGCACGTCCGTCGCGAGATGAAGGCTCACCCGAAGCTCTCTCGCGGCGAGGCCATCGAGAAGGTGAAGGACCGCATCGTCCCGCACTGGAAAAGGAAGAAGAAGTAATGCCCAACAAGATCGAGCGACTCAGTTCTGTCACGAGTGCAGTGGTTGCCACCAACTCCACTTCCACCAGCCCGAAGATTCCGTTCGGTGCCGCTGCTGGCGGTGTCCTCGTCGTGGACGCCGTAGCGAGCGGTGCAACCTCGCTTACGTGGCACGTGGCCTTCGGGCCGGAACTCACGCCGGTTCCCGTGAACGACGGCACGGCTGATGTTTCCACGACCATCGTCGCCAACAAGGCATACCCGATCCCGGACGCCCTGTTCGCTGCTCCGTTCATCGTGGCCGTCACGAACGCTGGCACTGCCACGTTCCGCCTTTGCGTGAAGGGCTAACGGATGCCTCTCGTCAAAATTCAAGTCCGCCGGGACACGGCTGCGAACTGGACTGCCTCCAACCCTGTGCTGGCAGCAGGCGAGCAAGGGCTTGAGACGGACACCGGCAAAGTCAAGTACGGCGACGGCGTGCGGAACTGGGCCACGCTTCCGTACTTTTCCGGCGTCACGCTGGCGAGCGATGCACCTCCCGCTGCGGGCACGGCAACGATAGGCACAAGCGGCTCGGCTGCTCGCGCTGACCACAGCCACGCCCTGCCGTCCGACCTGAGCGTCAGCAAACTGACGGCCAGCGGTGATGCGTCCGTCGGGGGCTCGCTGTCTATTGGAGGCAACCTGAGCATTGCAGGCTCGCTGTCTGGTGGTACGCACACGCACACGGCAGCAGCCATCACGGACTTCGGCCCAAAGGTTGAGGCGCAGGTCGGGGCGATGATAAAGGCTGGCGGCAACGTCCAAGTCCAGTACAACGCTTCGTCCGGCTCGGTCACTATCAGCGCAAACAACGGCCTTCCGATCGTGTCGTCGGTCAACGGCCTGACGGGAGATGTCTCGCTGACCGCTGCGTCTATTGCTGCGGCAGACCTTTCGCACACCCACAAACTCCTGGCTGACGTAACAGACTTTCCATCCGTCGCCGGAAACGGCGGAAGGTATCTGACCACCAACGGCTCTGTCCTTTCTTGGGCGAGCGTAAGTGGCGGTAGCGGCGGCGGCAGTGGAACTGGCGTCACCGACGGCGACAAGGGCGACATCGTAGTCTCGAATAGCGGGGCCACGTGGACAATTGACTCAGCCGTGCTGCCGTCGTATTGGCGGACGCTAATGTCGAACGTCACGAATGGCTCTGTGCTATCTGCCATCGGCGCCGCCTCGACGTCGCACAAGGCCAGCCATGCGACGGGTGGAGCGGACGCCCTGACGGCACCGGACATTGGTGCCATTGCGAGCAACATCACAGGAATTACTGGCGCCACCAAAATCACGAACATAGTGGCGGTGACGCAGGCGCAGTACGACGCAATCGCCTCTCCGTCCGCCTCAACGCTGTACGTCATTACATCTGGCGGTGTCGCCGGACAGGGCACTTCGCTGGGCACGATACTGGCACTAACGTAGGCGGTGCGGCATGCCGACAGTAGGCGGCACATCTACGTCCGTTGTGCGTATCGGCGGTGCTCGCATATCGCGGGCTTACGTCGGCTCCACGCTCATTTACCCGACCGCCACATTGCTTCCCCAGTCTCCGACTGGCGGAGGAGGCGCTTTCGCCGCACCTCAGATTGTGTCCGCCTCGACCGTCGATGGCGAAGGCGCGACCATGCAGGTTTCTTTTTCTGCCCCCGCCTCGACTGGCGGTCGCACCATCTCGTCGTACACGGTCGAGGCTTCCTATCAAGCGGGTGCGTCGTGGGTGGCTGCTGGGACGAACATCAAGTCCACTCCATCCGTCGCCCTGTTCAACGTAATACCATATCCGGCCGGAACATTGTTTCGGTTTCGCGTGCAGGCGGTCGCAACAAACGGCGACGCCTCGTTCTGGTCTTCGTACTCCACAGTCACGCTGGTCCGGGACGAATATATCGTTACGCCTACAGAACTGGCTGTCACGAGCGCTCTTGCTCCGCCCGCTGGCCGGTACACATTTGCAAGCAACGGAGATACAGCGCTTGCACTTGTGGCGCCGTCGTCCGCACCCAACACTCGACAGGTGTGGGCTTACGACGCGACAACGGGGTGGCACCAGCCGCACATCGTCCCTCTGCCGGGCGGAACCGCCGCATACGCCGATCCGATTGGGGTGGCGTGCGTCGGACAATATCTGGTGTCCTACGGCTCCGAGCAGTTCTTGGGGTTCGGAGGTCCGGGCTACGGTGCGTTTTACTACGGCTCAGCGCGTTACTACCGAACCGGAACGAACGCTTCCACCGGACAGCCGCAGAAGCAGTTGATGCACACAGAAAGCACGCAGACTACGCAACGCATTAACATCCCAAGCAATCGGACTCGCCAAGCATACAACCTCCAGTTCGGCAAGGATTCGAGCAACTCAGGCGCCACGTGGTGCTACACATCCGGCACTATAGATGGCACTCCTGCGGTTTCGATACCGTACGCTGACAACGTGCCACGCAATTTAGTGGCGTGCTACAACGGAGTAACCTCCGGTGATGCGAACGGATACGTGAGCACAGACGGCGTTGGCTCGCAAGCAGTGTATCGCTACGATCTCGGCGCAATAGACCGTATCCCCAGCAGAACGCAGGTTGCGTCGCTGTCTGGGCTCGGAATATTTCCCATTCAAATGGCCGCTGTGGGAAACGGCTCTGTGGTGGTAGCGGGTACTCGCACAAACGCTGTCGGGCCGATTGCCTGCGCGATCAGCAGGGACGGTGGAATCACTTGGGGTGGCACTAGCCTCACGTATGGCATCGGGCACACCGCAAACGTGGAAGACCTAGAGGTACAGAAGTCGAACATTCTGTCAGGCTCTCTCAGCATTCTGACGGCCCTTGAGGGCCCTTTCGGCAGCGCACCCGCGCAATCCTACAACGTCTGCTGGTCAAAGAGCGGGTACGCATGGTCGCGCGTGTCCGTTTCTGCCTCGTCACTTCTGAGCGGTACGTCCGGGCACGCCGTACAAGTGCTTACGGACAAGGGGCAGGCCATGCTTTCTATGGCGACAAGCGGGCAGTCGTCTGTTCCGAAGTTCTACTCCATAGCATCTGACCCTTATGTCGGGCTAGCACAGAAGTCGTCTGTCGCACTCGGCATTAGTGCCACAGAGTCGTCGGTCGGCGCCATCAACGGCACGTTTTATGCGAGTATATCGGCTGCATCGACCAGCTCATCGGCGCCGTCCTATAGATTTCGTCGCACCCAAGCGGGCACCGTCGCTATTGTGCAGGACGGGCCTTCCAAGCGGCTGCAAGCCGCCTGCACACAAGCCAGCACGTTTACCGCCGAAGCGTACGTGGGCGCCGATTCAGTTACCACATCTTTTCAAGTTGTGAACGGCTCGGCGTTCTCTGGATTACCGGCAGACCGAGTAGTGTCACATGGCGATTCCGTCACGCTGGTCGCCCCGACGTTTGTGTCGAAGGCGTTCGGAGGCACGCCTGTGATAGGGTCTGCTGTGTGGCGATGGGACAAACTAACTGGGCCATCCGAACTCTATCCTCGCGGATGGCAGTCGTTCGGGACTGGCGGCACTCGCACATTTACGGCCGACTGTGCGGATGCCTACTCGCGGTATCGCGTTACGCTCACGGTGCCTCTTGCGGAGGGCGGAACTGGCGTTTGGGTGTTCCCTGAGTTCCAAGTGCGCGTGACGCCAGCCGCAACCGTTACGTTGCAACCGGGCGACCGCACAAACTGTGCTTCATGCGGCACTGTTAACTTGGGGATCTCCGTCCCTCTGGGCGGCCACATGATTGAATTCCGCATGAACTACGCCGCATGTCCAGACGAGTTGGCGATTCTGAAATGGCAGTACAACTCCGGCGCTGGCTGGACGGATATGCCAGACGACTACATGTACCTCTGGCAGAAGTCGTCTGGCGTCACATCTGGCCGAACGCTGTACATGCTATACCTCACAGAATACAAGCCCTACTACAACACCGCGCAATTCCGATGCAAGTTGACCTTTAGTACTGGCACTGCCCAATACACTTCTGCCGCGCAAGTCCTATACCTCAACGCCCCGTGAGAAACGTATGTACTACGCAGCACAGGACATCCTCGAATACTTGATGAACTCCGTCGGCGGCGGAGCGCAGGATGGAGAGCACCGCCTCTTGCGGGCGGCAGTGCATCACGCCTACCGTGACGTCATGAATGCACGCGACTGGAACTTTCATGTCGCTACGGGGACTCTCGACGGGACTGGCGGCGGGAGCAGCGACGGCATCAAGTCGTTCACGCTCCCCGAGAACGTCAAGAACATCGACGCCCTCATCCCGCCGATGTCTTACCCCACTGTCACGACCTACGTGACGCCTTCTGAGTGGCAGCGCATCAACATCATGCTGCCGACGCTGAACGCCCCGATCTACTGGACGGTCATCAAAGACCC